GTAGTATCTGGTATGGATGATACATTGAAAGAATTCTCCCGTGCACGTGCTGACTCAGTAGAAGCTAAGCAAGCTATGTATAATACTATCTCTGCACTTGGTACAGTATCTTTAGAAGATATTCCAGAAGATAAGACTGATGTATTATCTAAGAATATGATGAACGTGTATATGCTCGGATCTCATATTAATACTAACTTGATTAATATTGATAATATGACTCCACAAACTTTAAGAGATAAAACAGTGTCTAGACGTCAATAATAAATCCCCCTTAGGATTACTATGATCCTAAGGGGATAGATTTTGTAATATTTATCTATTATAACTGTATCATGGACTACTCATAGCTAGATGAGTAGTCCATAACACAATCTCTTATTTCCATATTTTAAAGGAGGTAAACATGATTGTACAATCATAGAATACTCACAACAACAGTAAAAGTATTTAAACTTTTACTAATATGTTTAAAAGTTATATATTATAATAGTGAATGTTAATGGTATAAAATTATACTATAAGTAAACATTAGGATAAATGTATTCTTATTTTAATTAAAGGAGAATAATATGGAAAAGAAAATCGGCGTGTTACATGAAATCGGTGACCTTGGTTTAGGCTTCGATGAAGTAC